AAATCAGGTTTTCAAGTGAAAGCAGTTTCTCAGCCTTCGAGCAAAGGACTGCGAATTAAGAGTATAAAAAAAACGTAATAATAATTTAAAATAATATAACATGGCAGGACAAGTAAAAGCAACGCCAACATTCGCGTTGACTCCGAGTTCAGAAAGAACTCCAACAGCCCAAAACTATATTGTAAATTTTGATTTCTTAAATCAGTATCTTCCTGATACGTATGAAAAAGAATTTGAAAGATACGGTAATAGAACGATTTCTTCATTCTTAAGAATGGTAGGAGCGGAAATGCCTACAAACTCAGACCTTATCAAATGGGCAGAGCAAGGTAGGTTACACACGAAATATACAAGTGTAGGTACAGCAGCAGCAGCAGCAGCTGACCAAGCTGTATTTCAAGTAAACGATGCAATTGACCCAGCAACTGCTGAACAAGTAATCAGAGTAGGACAAACAATTGTTGTTGTTCAAAACAATGGTTCAGGTATGAACAAAGCAGTGGTAAGTGCAGTAAACAATGCCGGTGGTGGTAAAGGACAGTTCACAGCTGACTTTTATGAAGCAGGTGGTTTAGTAACTGCAGGTACTGGAGCTGGTAACGCAGACGTTACAGTATTTATTTACGGTTCAGAATTTAAAAAAGGAACAGCAGGTATGGTAGGTTCATTAGAAGCTAATGACTTTATCTTCGATAACAAACCAATCATTATTAAAGATACGTATAACGTAGCTGGTTCTGATATGGCGCAAATCGGATGGGTAGAAGTTACTACTGAAGATGGTGCTACTGGTTACCTATGGTACTTAAAGTCTGAGCACGAAACAAGATTAAGATTCGATGACTATTTAGAAACAGCTATGATTGAAGCTGTACCTGCAGAGCAAAACTCTGGAGCTGCTGCAATCTTAGGAAGCGCAGGTGGTGCTGCTAACCCAGGTGCTGGGTCAGACGGTATTTTCTATGCGGTTTCTCAAAGAGGAAACATCTGGGATGGTGGTAATCCAACTACTCTAGCAGATTTCGATTCTATAATCAGTAGATTAGATAAGCAAGGTTCTATTGAGGAAAACGTTATTTTCCTTAACAGACAATTTGGATTTGACATTGACGATATGTTAGCAGCACAAAACTCTTACGGAGCAGGTGGTACTTCTTATGGTCTATTTGACAATGACGAAGAAATGGCTTTAAACTTAGGATTCACAGGATTCAGAAGAGGTTACGACTTCTACAAAACTGACTGGAAATACCTAAATGACCCTACAATGAGAGGTGGACTACCAACTGGTGCTGGTTCAGGTAAAATCAATGGACTATTAGTTCCAGCTGGTTCAACAAGTGTTTATGACCAAATTCTTGGTAAAAACGCTAAGAGACCTTTCTTACATGTTAGATATAGAGCTTCAGAAACTGAAGACAGAAGATATAAGACTTGGATTACTGGCTCTGCTGGTGGTGCTGCAACGTCAGATATCGACAACATGCAAGTAAACTTCTTGTCTGAGAGAGCTGTATGTACTTTAGGTGCAAACAACTTCTTCTTATTTCAAGACTAGTAATTAAATATTAGGGGCGTAGCAATGCGCCCCTTTTTTAAATAATAAAATTAAATTAAATCAAATGAAAAAAGAAAAGACAAGTCCTAAAATGGACACAGTAAAAATTACTCCCAAAAAATCTACACCAAAATTCGTAGATAAACAATATAAACTTACAAGAGAAACAGCTCCCTTATCTTTGATATTAGCATCAAGGCATACAACAAGGTTTCCGTTGTTACACTTTGATGAGGACACAGGTCTAAACAGGCCTTTGAGATATGCAAGAAATCAAAACTCTCCTTTTCAAGATGAGCAAGATGATAACGCTATCATTGAGCCTATTGTATTTGAAGATGGATTCCTACATGTTCCAAAGAATAATCAAGTATTACAAAAATTTATGGATTTACATCCAGGAAAAGATAGACTATTTGTAGAAGTTAATAGAGCAAAAGAAGCTGCAGAATTAGTTGAAGACTTAAACTTAGAAGTCGATGCTTTAATAGAAGCTAGACAACTGACAGTTGAACAAGTTGAAAACGTAGCTAGAGTTTTATTTCAAAAAGATGTTTCTAAGGTTACTACTGCAGAGTTAAGAAGAGATATATTAATATTTGCTAGACAAAACCCTAGTGGTTTTATGAATTTATTGAAAGACCCAGCTCTTAAATTTAATGCTGACATACAAAACATTTTAGATAAAAATCTAATACAGTTAAGAAATAATAAAAAGGAGGTGTGGTTTAACACAGATTCAAATAAAAAGAAAATGTGCAACATACCATACGGTGAAGACCCTTTATTTATAATAGGTTCATACTTTCAAAGTGATGATGGATTAGAGTCTTTTAAACATTTAAAAGCTTTAGTAAAAAATTCGTAACTTTGTTTTAGAAAAAATTTATTCCTTCCTTTACTATCGACAGCGAGAAAGCATCTAATTCTTAGATGCTTTTTTATTTTATGTATCTTTGTAAAAAGATTTTCAAATGATAAATTCTGTAAGAAATACTGTACTTGCTATTATCAATAAAAATAACTACGGATATATATCTCCTGGTGATTTTAATTTATTTGCTAAACAAGCGCAGTTAGATATATTTGACGAATATTTCATAAGATATAATCAGCAAATTAACGAAGAGAACGCAAGGATATCTGGAACTGGTTATGCTGATATTAAAAAAGGATATGAAGAGGTTATTGATACTTTTTCTATAACATCATTTTTAACTCAAAAAACTCAAAACGTTTATTTTTTACCATCAGCTTCAACAACGGGTTCTGATTATTATTTATTAAATAAAGTATTATGTTTTACTGGCGGTGTTTTAAAAGGTGAAGCAGAAAAGGTTACACACAGTAAAATTACTATGTTAAATAGTTCGCTTTTAACTTCTCCATCCACTATCTTCCCGGCTTATACTCAAGAAGCAGATGAGGTGTCAATTTATCCAAATACTTTTAATGGGGTAAATGATGTACAGGCTCAATACATAAGATACCCTTTAGACCCTAAATGGACGTATGTAACATTATATGGGGGTGAACCATTGTTTGACCAAACACAAGCAGATTATCAAGACTTTGAATTACCAATAGATGATTCTAATAATTTAGTAGCTAAAATATTGCAATACGCTGGAATATCAATAAGAGAAGCTGATGTTTTTCAATTTGGACAAGTACAAGACCAACAACAAAATCAAACTAATCTTTAATTATGGCATATATAAATCAAAGAAAATATTATACTAATGATGGTGTAAATCCTACGGATACTAACTGGGGGTCTTATCAGTATGTAAGTTTAGAAGATGTGGTAAAAAACTTTCAATTAATGTATGCTGGTAACCATGGCTTAGTAAACAATGTCAATAGGTTTAAAATATTATTTCACGCAAAACGAGGTATTCAAGAACTTAATTATGATGCTTTTAAAGAAATAAAAGCATTGGAGCTTAAGGTTTTTGATGATTTAAGATTTGTTTTACCAGCTGATTATGTAAATTGGGTTAAGCTTTACCTGTTAAAAGACAATGTGTTGAGAGAATTAACTGAAAATATACAAGTGCAATCAGCAGTTTCTTTTATTCAGTCTTCTGCCGATAATTTTACTTATGACAGTGAAGGCAATGCTACCGTTGTTGAATCAAATTTAGATTCAGAAAGAAAAGATGGTTCTTTAAAAAGTATTTATCTAAATGACGAAATAGATGAGAATGTAAATCCAAACGTTAACAACTATGACTCTGATATTTACAACTACAGAATCGGCGCAAGATATGGTTTAGAAACTGAAACAGCAAACATAAACCCTACGTTTACTATAGATAAAAAAGCTGGTGTTATTAATTTTGATTCAACTATGGCAAACCAACAGTGTGTGCTACAGTATATATCTGATGGAATGGAAAATGGTGATGACTCTAAAATAAGCGTTAATAAATTATTTGAAGAATATATTTATGCTTACATTCAATATGCTTTATTAAATAGTAAATTTGGAGTTCAAGAGTATATAGTTAATAGAGCAAGAAAAAATAAACAAGCTTTATTGAGAAATGCTAAAATCAGATTGAGTAATATTCACCCAAGCAGATTATTAATGAATCTGAGAGGTGAGGATAAGTGGTTAAAATAAGATGGCAAACATTCAGAGAAATTTTATAGCGGGCCGTATGAATAAAAGCCTTGATGAAAGGCTTGTCCCAAATGGAGAGTATATAAATGCTGTAAATGTAAGACTTGGTTCTACTGAAGATTCTGAGATTGGTGCTGTTGAAAATTCAAAAGGAAATTTACCGCTAACAGAACTACAATATGTTGACGGAACTAAATTGAGCTCACAGGCTAGGTGTATTGGTGCGTTTGAAGATGGAGCTAATTTAGCCTTATATTGGTTTGTTCATGACCCAGCTTTTACTCAAGGTGCTACGGGTAAATTAGACTTAATAATTTCATTTGATGTAGAAACCGGTCAATTAATATACCACGTAATAAGTATTAATGACGGGAATGGCATAAACACTACGCTAAACTTTAACCCAAATTTCTTAATTACAGGAGTTGATAAAATAGATAATCTATTATTTTTTACTGACAACACTAACCCTCCAAGAGTTATTAATATTAATCAAAATTATGGAGACCCTTTACTTGGTGTAAATGTTGATGTATTTAATCAGGATGATATTTTAGTAATAAAAAAACCTCCCACAAGTGCTCCAACAATATTACCATATTTTGTTTCAAGTATTACAGATGCTTATTTAGAAGATAAGTTTTTATGTTTTGCTTACAGGTATAAGTATGCGAATAATGAATTTTCAGCTATTTCTCAGTTTAGTGAGCCAGCATTTACGCCTGGTAATTTTGATTTCACCACAAATAGTTATTTAAATGAAGGAATGGTAAATCAAAACAATGCCGTTTCAATTACATTTAATACTGGTAGCAGCAGTGTAACAGATGTTCAGTTATTGTTTAAAGAAGCAGATAGCACGTCTATAAAAGTTATAAAAACTCTTAACAAAAAGAAAGATTTAGGAAGTATTAACAATACAAATACGGATTATCAATTTACAAATAGAGAAATATTTACCGTATTGCCTGACTCTGAAATTCTAAGACTTTTTGATAATGTTCCACAGTTAGCTAAAGCTCAAACTTTAATGGGTAACAGGCTGATGTATGGAAATTACATGGAGGGGTATGATTTGAAAGATAGTGCTGGAGCTAATATAGAGTTAGATTTTACTGCAACATTTAAGTCAGACCCTATAGCACTTATTGACACATCAGCGCACACAAGTACTGGACAATTTACATATACTCCTACATCTACAAGTAAATCTATTTCAGATTCAGTATTATATGTTGACTTAAGTCCTTTAATGACCGGTGAATCTAAATTAAAAAAAGGAACAAGATTAACTTTAAATTTTGGTATAACATTTTTTGAATTTGAACAAGTTTTTGGCTCAGCTCCAACACCAACTACAGCTATATTTGAGCTTAGTTGGTCTTATACTTTGATAGATGATTATACTACTGTTTATGATTTTGTTAATAGTGTAGATTTTCAAGAAAAGATAGGAACTGATGGGGTAAATGGAACAATACAAACCGTTGCCAATGCACAAGCTGGACTTGGTAATACTTTAACAGATGTCTTTAACAGAACTGTGCCTGAAAATTTAGATTCTACTTATAGCTTGTTACAAACAGGAATAACTTCTGCAACTTCAACGTTTCCAAGCGCTGGTCAATCTTTAGTAGCTACAGCAAGTACTTCCTCAAATGTTTTACAAATACAAAACTTAGCGGCTCTTTATAGTGATGGAGTAGCACAATCAGGTTACGCTTACTGGGGCATAGTAAATGAAACTGCTTCTTTTAGAGATAGCGCAAGCGCTGAAAGTTTACACAGTAATAGAGGTTATGAGGTAGGTATTATTTACATGGATGATTACAACCGAGCATCAACAGCTTTAGTAAGTAATGCTCCAGGAGGTTCAGGAGCTTCATTTAACATTCCATGTAGCAATTCTATTGACAGAAACTATATAGAAGTAGAAATACCACCATCAATGAAAGCTCCGGCTTGGGCAACAAAATATAAATTTGTTGTAAAACCTACTAAAGACACCTATGAAACAATTTATAGTAATGTTGCTTATAGAGACACAGTTTCAAGTTCAAGTTACTTTTTATTAGATGGTGAAAATGCAGCTAAAGTTGAAGCGGGTGACACATTAATTGTAAAGGCCGATAATACAGGACCAACTACTAGATGTATAAGAACAACTGTTTTAGAAAAAGAAGCTCAGTCCAGTGGTTTTATATCTATATTTGACGCGTCGGGAACTGCGGTTGATGTTATAGGTGGTGTTTATATGAAGATAAACGCTTCTAATTTTTCATCTATACAAGACCCTAATGCTGTTATTGCAATTGACCCTATTAAAAAAACATGTACTACAAGTGGCGACATACCTACTGTAGCGTTTCCTTTTTTTACAACCGTAAATAGACAAGCTCCTTTAACTTCTACTTATGATGTTTACGATGTTCCCGTTGGAAGTAGAATAGTCATGAGGGTAGAAATGAGGAGAAATGGAGCTGGAACTGGTGCAGGAGGAAGACAGAATTATACGCTTGAACAAACGTTAACAGCATCAACTAGTTATACTAATGCGGCTAATTGGTTTATTGGTGATAATGTTGCTAGTATTTTAAATAGTGGAATAAAAAATCCAGGACAACAACAAGTCATAAACAACACGTTTGTTTCACCACAGGTTACTAATGGAGCTCCTCCTTTTGTAACTGCTAATGTAAATAAAGGTTGTAAAAATATATCTGAACTAAATGCTTCTACTTATTTTGGAGGAGGTACACCTTCACCTTTAGATTTTAATGAAAATTTTTATTACAGAATTTATGAAGACTCTAATACGCAAGACTCTAGTGGAAACAATTTAATATATCTTTTAGTTTCTGGGCCTTTGTCTTATGGTGGTACAGAAAATACCGAATCTATGCTTGAAGTTTCATTTACTGTATATAGAGGTGATGGAGCTACTTATGTGTTTGAAACTGAAGCACAAGACGCTTTACCAGATGCCTGGTATGAAAACAGTCAATCATTTGATATTAGTAATGGACTACATTTAGGAAATGTACAAAACCAAACTTCTTTTCAATCAGCAATTGTAAACCCTGGATTTACAAATTGTTATAGTTTTGGAAACGGTGTTGAAAGCTATAGGATTAGAGACTCTATAAAAGGTAAATCTTTTAATTTAGGAAACAGAATTTTTACAACATCTAACGAAGAATTTAAAGCAGCTCACAGGTTTGCTGACATTACATACAGTGGTGTCTTTAATGATGAATCAAATGTAAACAGATTAAATGAATTTAACTTAGGATTAGTAAACTTTAAGCCGCTTGAAGAAACGTATGGAGATGTTGAGATATTATTTGCAAGAAAAACAGATATTTTAGTATTACAAGAAGACAAGATATCTTATGTACTTGCTGGTAAAAATTTATTATCAGATGCTACTGGAGGTGGTGTAGTTACTTCCGTTCCTGAAGTTTTAGGCACACAAATAGCAAGAGTAGAAGAGTTTGGAATTAGTAATCACCCAGAAAGTTTTGCAACATTTGGTGAAAATAAATATTTCTCTGATGCAAAAAGAAACGTTATAATAAAATTAACGGGTAGTTCTGCTCAAAACGAAATACTAACTGTAATATCTAATGAAGGTATGAGAAGTTGGTTTAGAGATTTATTTGCAGAAGCATCAGCAACACAGAAACTAGGAGGTTACGACCCTTATATGCAAGAATATGTGTTTACAACTAATACAATTGTAAAACCAGAGACTGAAATATGTACTGCTTGTGGTGTTACAAAAAACATTACCATTGTTGCAGGACAAGAATTTGTTTATTGTGTTGAACTAGGAGAGACAACAGGGCCTCCATCAAAAACATATTTTGTTGAAATTGATTATGTTATTCCATTTGAAAATACAGATTTAATAGTAACTGAAGGAACTGAACAACAAATAGTTTCAGAAGCAGGTGTAGATATTGAAACAGAAGGACAGGTTTCAGGTACAGGATATATAGTTCAAGCAATATATGATGGTGTTACTTATTCAACAGGTATAGTTTATCAAAGCGGAACGCTTAAGTTTCCAAAACCAAATCCAACTCCAACTGAAGTTGTTATGATTATTTCATCTGATTCAATTGTAAACGACACAATTCAAGTGACAGTTAAATGTCCTGAAGAAGAGTTGTTTAGTGTATACAGTATTACTCTTAGCACAAATGCTAACGCAGGTCAATTTACACACACTGAATTTAGTTGGTCAGATTCAACTGTAAGTTCTCCAACACAATCAGATTTAGTTACATTTTTAGCAAGTCCAAGCGACCCGATAATTTCACAATACAGAGAGTTAGAAGGCCCTCAAGCTTCAGGAGTAATACCTCCAGATGGAGCAGTTATTACAATGAGAAGTAATAAATTAAATTTTGACAACTTCCAGTTTGACCCTACTGAAAATGAATTTAGATATTTAAGAACTGATGCATTGTTTGAAAATAATCCAACTGATATAAGTATATTATTAGCTGCATCTGTGCAAGCAACTCCAATAAATTCGAGTGGCGCTCCTACATTGTATAGCGCTCAATTTGGTTTACCAGCTAATGGTAATAAGTTATATTTAATTTATGATTTAAGAAACGCTATAGGTCAGCAGCTTTGTTATTCAGCGGTAAGCATATTTGATTCGTGTTGTAATTGTACGTTTACTCCAGCCCCAACACCTAGTCCAACACCAAGCCCTACACCAGCGCCTGCACCAGTATATGATTATTTCTTAGGTATAGATTGTGTAAGCTTACAAGCAGTTTATTTGAAAGCAAATCAAACATTAGGAATTGTAGTTGGTGATGAGGTTCAATATAAATTTGGTTCAACTAATGGTTGTGCATCATTATATGATGTAGGAGGGTCAGGACAAAATGGAGAAGTAATAGTTCAGGTAGCAGGATGTGGAGACTCAAGATGTTCAGGATAAATGGTTAACTTTGTAAAATTGTAAATGGCAACAACAGGAACATATTATTATAGCTCAGCAAGTTTTTCTACGGCTACAGCATTATTTACAGATGCAGCTCTAACTACTTTTGCTTCTGACGGTTGGTATTCAGACCAATCAATTGTAAGGCAGCAAGCCTCAGGTGTTTTGTTTGCAGAAGATGATTGTCCAAATTGTGGAACACCTACACCGACGCCAACTCCAGTTGTTTATGATTATAGAGTGTATACGGCGTGTGATGGCATAGCTAGTGATGAAGTGTTTAGAATAGTTCAAGGAGGAACTTTCCCGGTTTCTGTATCTTATAATAGTATTTGTTATTACAATCCTCAAGCTACTGGATTAACTTCTACTATAAATGTAAATGGTCTTGTTAGCTATACTGATTGTGCTGCTTGTGGTACGACTCCTGCTCCAGGCCCAAGCCCAAGTCCGACTCCAAGTCCGACTCCAACGCCTGTGCCTACTGTAACTTATGATTTCAGAGAATACAATGTGTGTGGAACTTCTGTTACTAAAGTATTTAGAAAAGTTTCAGGTAGCTCATTCCCAGCTGTTGTTAAGGATAGTAACTTGTGTTATGAAAATCCTTCAACAACAAGCTTGACAAGTACTAATGATATTGTGGACACTTACGTTGATTGTGCTACTTGTGAGGCTACAACTCCGAGTCCAAGTCCAACGCCTAGTCCAACACCTACACCAAGTCCAACACCAGCTGTAAGTGGAACACAAATATTTTCCACATATACAGTGGGTAATGGAGTAGGAAACTCAGCTACTGCGTGTGTTGCGCAAGCAACTAACAGTATGTATACTTCAAGAGCTAATGTCGCTTCAATACAAACAGGAGATATTATATATACAAATTCAGGATTGACAAATGTGTGGAATGGTGGATTGAATTTCTATGGTGTAACAAACGTAAATGGTCATTATCCAAACTTAGATAATGGGTATGCTTTACTGATTAATTCATTAGGTGCTGTTGATGCAGTTGTAAATTGTACTCCAACACCAAGTCCAACACCAGCTCCAGCTGCTGCTACATTCCAAGATGTTGAAATAAGACAATGTTTTACTACAACACCAACTTACAAAGTAAGAGTTACAGGTTTAACAGCGCCAACTTTAGCTAATGGTATAGTGATAGAAATAACAGGTGCTGCTAGTGCGCCAAACCCAGAGTTTACTGGCTCAACTTGTTGGGAAATAATTGATAATGCTGCAACTTCTTATGATTCATCTGCTGTATTAAACTCTGCATATAGTAGTTGTGGTGGATGTGGAGCAACACCGGTTTATGATTATGCTACATATACTGAATGTCAAACATCAACAACAGCGGTATTTAGAAAACAAAGCACAACAGCTAGTTTCCCTAGTTTTATAAAATACAACAACATTTGTTACTCTAATCCTGTTTCAACTACTGCGACATCAAGTGTTGATGTAGAATCTTTAAGTAGTTTTAATAACTGTTTAGATTGTGAAAACCCATCAATGTTTATTAATGCTCTTCCTCAGCAAGGTTATACTGAAGCTGCGGCTTGTAATGCAAGAACAGATTACTTTGTGTTCTCTGATAGAGCAACAGTTGGTCAAATAATTGTTGGAGATACATTATATGTGAACTCTTCTAAAACCACTGTGTTTAACGGAGGTTTAGAATGGTATAGCATTTCAAATACACAGGGGTATTTACCGCAACCATCAAATGATAAATATTTAATTCTTTCGACAGGGGTTGTTCAAGCTATAACTACGTGTGCCACTCCAACACCAAGTCCAGTTCCAGCGCCAACGCCACCGCCAACTACTAATATTCAAATTAGAGATTGTAATAATTCTAGTTCAACTGCATTTGTAACTGTGACCGGAACTTATGCTTCTAATGCAATTGGTATATCGCTTAAAATTAGTGGAGGCGGCGGAGGTTCTTGTGGTTCAGGATTTAATGGAACAAAATGTTGGGAAATTATAGCTGTAAACACTGTGAGTGATTGTAGCGTAACAACTGTTTCAGTGCAAAGTAGTTGTGGTGGATGTACACCAGCGACACCAAGTCCAACACCTAGTCCTAGTCCAACACCTAGTCCTAGTCCAACACCTAGTCCTAGTCCAACACCTAGTCCTAGTCCTAGTCCAGTTCCTACTCAATCGGTTTACTACTATGATATTGATAGATGTGATGGAAGTGCAGGAACATTTACTAATGTGGCTACAACTCAAATATTGTTTGAAGGACAATCATTGTTAATGGCAGATGGACATTGTTATTTATATGGCGGAAGTGTAGGTACAATAAATTCTAACACTGCAGTAAGTATCTATAATAGTTGTGCTACATGTCTAGCTTCTACGCCTACGCCATCACCGAGTCCATCGCCTACGCCTACGCCTAGCCCATCGCCTAGCCCATCACCGAGTCCAACACCTAGTCCAACACCTAGTCCGACACCTGCGCCTAGTTACCCGGCTATTAATTTAGAGTTTATTAGCACAACAAGTTTTACTTGTAGTGGTTACGCTACGTTCTACATGAATACATCAGATTTCTGTACAGCAACGTTGTTATATAGAGATAGCGCAGGAACAAGAAACGCTTTAGCGGGATACTATAATACTGGTAGCTATTATAGATACTGGAATGGTTCAGCATTTACATTATCTTGTACATCTACAATTTGTCCATAGTTTTTAATTGTAAATAATAATGATTAACTTTATTTGAAATTTAATCAAATCAAATGGAGGAAATACATAATTTTATTACACCTGAGGAGTGTCAAGAACTTATTAAAATGATTGACGCAAATCATTCACGCTCATCAGTAGTAGTAGGGGGTACTGACAGAACGGATGTTACTAATCATAGAACATCAAGCACATCTAATTTAGACATGAACACTCCTATAATGTCTAAAATAAAAAAACAAATAGCCGACACTTTAGGTTTAGAACTTGTTAAAGGAGAAGCACTTCAAGGTCAACTATATGAACCTGGTCAATACTTTAAACCACATAATGATTTTTTTAGCGGCCCTGCTTATGACATGCACTGCAAAGCATCTGGAAATAGAACTCATACTTTAATGATATATTTAAATGATGACTATAAAGGAGGAGGCACATACTTTCCTACATTACAAAAAACCGTAGAGCCTGAGACAGGCAAAGCTTCATGGTGGTATAACATGAAAGATGGGAAAACACAAGAGCAATATTTACACGAAGGTGTTACAGTTGATGAAGGTAAAAAGTATGTAGTGACTTCATGGTGGAGAGAAAAAAACTGGAATGGGGCTAGCGATGAAAAAATGTATTATGATTCCGTTGAAAAAAAGAAGGAAGAAAAAGTAGAAGATAAAAAATCATATATAGTCAAAGCTTCTGAATTAACTAAAAAAGAAAGCAAACCTGCTATAGAAACAAAACCTAAAATTTTTACATCTAAAGAACAAATTCCAAAATTTACTGAACTAGGTTTTGCTATACAAAAATGTCCAGCAGAAACCTGGAATATAATTAATGATTCTTACAACATATTAAAAGACAAACGAGTAAATGAAGTTTTTGACGGAAAAGAAAATATTATTAAAGGAGGAGATACAGAGATATTATCACTCGATGCTTTACCTTCCATAAGAACCTTAATCCATAATCAATTATTACCAGTACATCAAAACTGGATTAACAACCAAGACATCGAGCCATCTTTTATTTATGGTATAAGGTCGTATAAAAAAGGAGCTACTCTTGAAAAACACTACGACAGGGTCGAAACCCACCACATAAGTTCTATTATTATAGTTGACAAGGATTTAGCGTGTGGATGTGCAAACAAGCCAGAGTCTGATGACTGGCCTTTAGATATTCAAGGTCATGATGGGGAATGGTATAAAGTGTATGCTGAGCCAGGAGATATGATTATGTATGAGTCAGCAATATGTGAACACGGAAGAGAAGAGCCTTTTGGAGGAACTTATTTTAGAAACTTTTATGTACATTATAAAATAATATAATTTGAAAAAACCAGAGTTATTAATTTCTGTTGCTTCTTATTGTGATGATGAAGTAAAAAAAACAATAGAGAGTTTAATAGATAACGCTGGCAATAAAGATAATCTAGATATTATAATATTCAATCAAAGTGAATATCCTGAAAACATAAACTATCAGAATGTTACAGAAGTTTATAGTAGCTACAAAAGAACTAATGGAGTAGTCTGGGCAAGAGAACAAATACGTAATTATGTAAAACCTCATCATAAATATTATTTACAAGTTGATGCACACATGAGGTTTGATAAAGGGTTTGACCAAAAACTAATAAACCATCTTGATGATTATGAGGGAAATGTAGTGTTCAGTGGTTTCCCTTCTATGTACTATCTGCCTGATAAAAAAAGTTGGGATGCTTGTTATATAAATAAAATAGATAAGATTGATAAACAAGGTAGGTTTTGGCCAGGAGCGCAAGGAGTAGAAGAAAAAAAATATTTAGGGCCAAGCACAATAGCTGCTGGATATTTTTTTAGTGATATATCTGTGCTTGATTTAGATATATATGTTCAAAAAGGTGATATGTATTTTGAAGAAACCTATGCTACATTCAATACTTTTTTAGCTGGATATGATATTACTAATATACCTTATCCAGGTATATATCATTTGTACGATAAATCTAATCAGAGGCAAGCTTATCATCCCAACCAAGGCACACCACGTTTAGTGGGATTAAAAGATGATGTGCGAACTATTGAAGATTTTAACAAATTATACGGAACAAAGTACAGACCAAACATAATACATCAAGTTGCTCCACAGGACAAAAACCGATGGAGTAAAGAATGGTTTAGATGTGATTATAGTTGGGACACAATCAAAGGTTACAAAAGAAACAAATGGTGTGATAGAGAAGGAATTAATACCTACTTAATGAGATATGATAAAGAGTTTTATGAAATATTAAATCAATGCCCTGTTATATATAAAATTGATTTCGTAAGATATTTAATAGCACGAGATATTGGAGGTGTTATATGTGATATGGATTTTGAAGTTTACAATGACTTTACAAAACAATTAGATAGTCACTCTATATATCTGCTAGAATCTTCCGCTGGAGATGAAGACTATCAAAATGGATTTATAATATCTCCACCTTCTGATTTATGGAATATTTTTTTAGAATCTTTAAAAGTAGATATTAAAAATAATTTGACCGACATTCTAAACAGAAAGGAAATAGAAGGCAAACCTTTAGGTACTTTTGTTAGGCAAATAGTAGGACCTATTGCATTATCTAAATTTGTAAAAGAAAACAATATACCTCATAAAGTTTTACCTTACGCTCAGTTTAATCCTGTAGGAAAATTTAATTTTGATTTTATTCAAACATATCACTACGGCACTGGTAATTGGGGCGGTGGTTTATAAACCTTAATTTATAAATTCGTAAATTTGTAAACAAATAAATTCTTTATGGCTTGTAAGTCAATACGTTTTTCGTGTCCCATTGATTCAGTAGGTAGTGAAACAGCGATATGTTCATGGTTTGTAACATGTTGTGACGGTAATGTTATACAAATAGATGTACCTGCTAATACTTTTGAAACTTATTGTCTTGATGAAACTGCACAAATAATTCCTAATTCATTAGGAGGCGAGTGGTTTGATAAAGAAAAAGAATGTTTTACTAAGTGTGGTAATGCAAACCCTGACCCACTTGAAGGTTTTATTTACTATGAATATGAAAACTGTAATGCCTCAAGTCAGAAACAAATATTTAGAGCGCCAGCCAGTTTTACAGGATGGCCAAACACAATACCTTATCAAGGTATATGTTGGACTAATGGCGTAAGCACAACAAATATTTCTTATTTAGATTTACCAAACACATCTTATTCTGATTGTGCTACTTGTGCCGCAGGTTTAGCGCCTACACCTACTCCGCCTAGCCCCCCTTCTCCACCCGGTACTGCAGAATATTGTTTAAGTTTTACAAACTCTCTAACGGTTTCTACCTATACAACAGAATTTCCTGATGTTTTAAATTTACCTGATACTTCAGTAAGTTTTTATGTTATAAATGGTGAGTGGGGTATTTATAAAGTTAACACAGGGATATATCAAATAACTGGAGTTACACCAGAATGGCCTATTGCTTTTTTAAATAATGGATTAGAAAATGCAATATCTTATACAGGAACTAAATTAGAAAAAAATGCTGTTGGTTTAGATGGAAACACATATTCGTTTTATTCAGGGACAATTACATTAAATGTAAATCAAGACTTTGGAACTATAAGTTATCAAACATTATATCCAGAGTCTACAAACGGTCAGTATTTTTTAGGTGAAAACAATTTAAGGTTTGATGCAAATTGTGGTTCTTCAAATCCACCAACGCCTACACCTCCTACACCAGCGCCTACACCTCCAAGTGTAGTCCCGCCTATACCATCCCCTGTTAATACAGAATGGACAGTAAGTTATAGTCAAAACTCTAAAGGTTGGCCGTCATTTTATTCTTATATACCTGAGTATATGATAGGTATGAATAACTTTTTTTACACGTTTCAAGGTGGTAATTTATTTCAACACAATGTAAATGAAAAAAGAAACAATTATTATGGAGAGCAATATCATTCACAATTAACAAGTGTTTTTAATCAGAATCCACTAGAAAATAAAATTTACAAAACATTAAACCTAGAATCTAATGATGCTTGGGAATCTTATCTTGAAACAGATATACAGATAAATGGTTTTATGGAAGACGGATGGTTTGAAAAGAAAGAAGGAGCTTGGTTTACTTACCTCAGACAAAGAGGTGAAGTGCCAGCGTTAAAAGGACAATACGCTATGAGGTCAGCTAATGGTATTGGTAAGACTTCAAACGTAGCTATAAATCAAGGAACAACTACACTAAGCTTTTCTACAAACCCCCTCGTTTCTATAGGTAGCTTTATAAGTGTCGGAGATTATGTATACCACTCCCTACCACAATATACCGATGTTACTTTTGGTGGTGTGGTTACTCAAATAAATGTAGACTTACCTAATGGCATAAACCAATTAATAGTAAGTACGACCGCAGCTGACACAGTTGTTTTTCCGCTAAACGACCCATACATTTTGTTTATTAAAAGTTCTGAGGCTGAATCTCATGGTTTACTAGGACATTATTGTATATTTACTATCACGAACTTTAATACTCAGGCTACGGAACTGTTTGCAGTAGAGAGCGATGTAATGAAAAGCTATCCGTAAAAATTAGTATCTTTGTATTTATAAAAAATTATTATGGCAAACCCTTTATTATTAGCAGCGGCAGGTGTTCAAATTGTCGGCTCTATATTTAGTTTCGGTGAAGCAAAGAAACAGAGAGATGCAATGAAGAAAGCTCAGAATGCAGCGGCAGTAGCCGCAGCGGAAGCTAAGAAAGAATTATCAGTAAATTACATGAAAGGTTTATCAATTGCAAAAGAACCTTATGAATTAGAAAGAGAAGCTTTAGCGCAGGCTGGAGCTAGCGCATTAGCGGCAGGTGTTGCGGGAGACCCAAGAGGTGCGGCAGCTACAGCAGGTAGAGTTGTACAGGCACAGCAAGCCGGTTTAGCTAGACAGAGAGCAGCTATGTCGCAAGAGATGTCACAATTAGATAGGCTTGTAGCTCAAGAAGAATCAAGACTTGGTTCAGCAAGAGCGCAAGTAAACTTAGCTGAAGCAACAGGAGCACAAGCTGCAGCACAAGATGCAATGAAAATGCGTACTTATAATATGCAACAGGGGTTTAGTCAATTAGGGGGAGGTCTTTCAGGACTAGCAACATCAGGTTTATTAGACGGTAAAAAAGGAGGCGGTCAAACACCAACTGGTTTTGAAGGTTTTGCAGAGTTTCAATTTGACACTTCGCCAGGATATGATATCACTCAACTTGGTGATACTCAATTTGGTAATATAGATTTGTCAGGAGTAACAGCTAATAATGATACTATAAATTTTAGCAATGACTCTGTGTTTAGAATGTAAATATATAATATGTCATACTACGGATACGAAAGATTAAGACCAGGAGATGCATTAGGCATAGACATGGCTACAGTTACTAAGAGTCTTAGTGACGATTTAAAAGCATACGAACAAAAGAAAGCTGATGAAACAGCAGGTGTAGCAAATACAAGTCGTGAGTTTGCAGAGCTTCTAGGTAAAATGCCTACAAGTTTTAACCAGGAATACAATAGATTTTTTGGTGACACATCTCAAGCTGCAATGCAATCTGCATCTAAAGTAAATGAACAATTTAATAACGGAGATATAGATAAGAGAACTTATGATATCCTTATGGCTAACTTAAACTCTCAGGTTTCTATGACCGTAGATTCTATGACTAAGTATGCGACAATGATTAATGGCATAGAAGAAAAGAAAGCGGCTGGTGAGTTAAGCGATGAAGATTTATTTAAGTTAAGCCAACTTCAAGAGTTTTCTGATTTAGGTAGTGTAAGTATAGCTTTTGACCCACAGTCATATCAAGCAAATTTAATTAAAACAGGTGAAGGACTAAAGGGTGGATATGATATTATGTCAATAAATCAATACTTTAATGGTGTTAACATGAAGTTTCAAGGTCAATATGATACTTCGGGTGCAATAACATCAACTCTTAAAAATTTAACAGGAGTACAGGATATAACTACTTCTAGTGGTAAACAAGAAGTGGGGAGATTTATATCAACAGAGAAAGGCAAAGAAGCTTTAACGAATGCATCAGAAGCAATGCTATCTCAGCCAACAGCATTAAGAGGGTTTGCTATGGCGAATACAATAAAAGATGGCGAAGACACTGTTAACTTTGAGTATGCTTCAGTGCCTATGGAATACTATGAAATCGGTGGTATTTTAACAGAAGCTAAATTAAAAGAGCTACAAGATAAAAACCCTTACACATTCTACCAAGATAAGTCTGGTAGATTTTATGAGAGTGATAAAGCTAAAGAAGTCATATTAAAAAATGCACAGGACATGCTTAAAGGTGCTGCTGATTATACAAGAGTAGACCCTATACAAACCAGTAATTTTGATGATAATATTAAAACAATATTAAATTTAACTTTAATAGCACAAAGAAGTGGAAAACAAATAGATAAAGAAAGTTTAGGTATTTTATTAGCTGGAGCTAAAGGTGGTTTAGATTTTGAAGCATTGTCATCTGCATTAGGAAGTGGAATGTTTACAGATGTTCCTGTAAAAATATCTGCTGCTGAATTGAAAGAGCAACAAGAAAATGAAAAAGCTCTAAGAAATGCTATTAAAATAGATGAAGCAAAAACTTATTTAACAAAAAATTTATTTACAGTTAAAACTGGATTTGTAACTCCAGATGAAGGAGATGAATATAACGATTTACAAATTGAAAACTTACTTACACCTCTTGGTTTAAGATTTGAGAAAGATGATAACAAGAATGTCATAGTTTATAATGGCAATACAGCAGTGATAAATTTAGGAAAGGAAGTAACGGAAGATAGATTGAAGTTGTTAAAAACAGCATTGATAGCTGGAAGTGAAGATGAGATATATGCTTTATTTAGAAGAAGTAATCCAGATTATTCATACGAAGGCGATGTTAATGTTGAAGAAGAATTTATATTAGATTAATATGGAAGAAATTGAAAAATTATATAACGTATTAATAGATAAAAAACTTTATTCAAAATCTTTGGAAGAGTTTGAAGAGCAGTTTTCTGACCCTGAATATGTAGATAAAGTTTACAATGTGGTCACCGATAAAAAGCTTTATTCAAAAGACAAAGAAACTTTCACCAACCAGTATTCTTCAAAAAAAAAAATCGAAGACGAACCTATGGATTCTCCTTCGGGGGATGGTGGTTCGGATTTATCAGAAGACCAAGAGCTACAAACTGGTCGTAAAATAGACACCCTTTCTATTCAAATAGCTGACCTTGAAAAACAAATTCAAACAGAGGCTGAAACTCCTTTATCTGAAGAAGAAGAAAAATTATATCCTTTAGGTAAACCTGCAGAGAAAACCCCTGCAATGATAGAGTTAGAATCTTTAACTGAGCAAAGGGATGCTCTTATAAAACCTACAGTAGGTTTTGATAATACAAACATAGAAGAACAGAAAAAAAGAGAAGGAGAAATAGTTTCTACTGATATGGA